CCTTTTTCTAATACCTTAAAGCCATACTTCTCCATTACTTTTTCAATCAAAGGCATATCGTATTTAGGATAATCATCGTAAATAATTCTTGTAATAGGTGCAGATCTATTTGCAAACCAAACAGATTCAGTAATGACATCTTTTGTCATATGAGGACCATCTAAATGAATAAAAGCAAATTTAGAATCTTTGTGTTTTGACGTATTCATAAATTCAACATCAGTTTCTATACTCAAAGAAAATTTACCTGCATTTCTGTAAGGTTTAAAATCTTCTAACATTGTATCCCTCATCTCATCCGTGTAATCACAAGTGTATGAGCCTGTATTATCGTAATGTTGGTAATTTAAATTACCGTAAGGATCAACACCCACATGAATAAAATTATTGATGATGTTATCCATAATAATCTTAGACCCAAGTCCCTCACGAACTCCGATCTCACATGATTTATAACCTTGGCAATCAAATCCTTTACTCCATTTTTCAAGTAGTTCATATTCCGAACTGTCTCCTCTAATCATAGAGTAGTTATATCTATTTTTTTCTGTTTGTAAAGATTTGAGATCCCTTTATCCCATAAATGCTCGCCACGACAAGAATCCACAAATTTGTGAACCAGCTAGGAAGCTGTGAGAACATCTCGAAGAACAATTTTACTTTGTCCATCGCTGTAGGATCATCTGATATGACTGCCCAACTTAAAATTGCTACAGGCAAACTTAATATTACGAGGACCGCCTCGTCCTTCCAGTCCGATTGTCGGCTTTCTAATAATTTACCCTGGTAAGCTTCCTCACCTCGCGCCATCTTTTCAGCATGCATTAATTGTGCATCGGACATCGCTTGTTTGGTTTTCTGTCTGTTCTGATACAGGTGGGCTCCAGTTTTTAGGCCCATTCCCAATAGCTTTAACCACGGCATAATATTGTTCTTTTCTCCTTATACACAAATAGGGTAGCATCTCTTCCATAAACTGTAAAGCACGGTAACCTTTAATACCAAATCTCCATATATCTTTATGGTGGTCTCGATATTTTTTCTTTCTCTTAGCGACGTTTTTAGTTGTACCTAAATATTTCTGAAATAATCGAACAACACTTTCATCACTCATCTGTACTTCTAAAGAAGCACTAGGTGTCCAACCGTTAGGTCTTTTATTTAGGCCGAACCAACCTTCACCTTCAAATAATCCTGATAAATATATTAACTGCTCTTTTTTAGAGAGTTGTTCAAACATGTAAACTTATAGCAGATCTTTTATGTAATCGCTACCTTTTTTTATTTCTACTTCACCACCTAGAGATTTTCCAGGTATTGATTTAGGCCCCATATCTTCATCTCTCATTATTCTCAAAATATTACTAGTGTTAGATTCTAAAGACATAGCTGGATCAAATTCTGTTTTCATTAATTCATCAAACCTTTTTTGTTTTGATGGGTTGTTAGCTAATACCTTTTTAGCAGTACTACTGGCCATTTAAATTCCTACAAATTGGACAACCTTTTTTAAATTTTTCGTGTTTCCAACAAGGTTCTTTTTCAATTTTTTTCTCTTTGTAGATAATAGGTGGAAAAAATAAACACCATATAAATCTTGCTATTTTTTTAAATATCATCTTACTCCTCTAAAGTTAAATCCTTTTACTTGAATACTTTTTGTGCCTCTTGTATCAACACACTCGCTACAACATGCATCTCCCCCTGTATTTAATTTAATAGGTGGTACTTGAGAGTTTGGTCCACTTTTAGGAGGTATTGTTTTAGTAAGTCTTTTATTTTTTATCATAATAAATTTTTATCTACATTAGATGATATCACAACCTCACCACCATCATCATAAGATTGAAAGCCACTTAAAAAATTATTAGCAGGTGCTTTTATTTGTGTTGTTGGTGTTTTACACGGAGGGTTAGTTCCATCTGGGCATAAACTTTGGTTTTGTCCACCTCCTCCAGTGTTACCTATTGTAGCTGCTCCTGTAGTTTTTTTCCCTGTAGTTAACATTTCACCACCGAGAATGTCATCTTCACGTGCTTCTTTTAAATTTTTTTTATTGTATAGACTTCTTGAAATCGCGTTAAACCCAGCTGTAAGAGGTCCGATAGTAGGAAGTTGTACGGGTCCGCTTTTTGCAGTTACTTGGTTTGTTTGATTATTTGTAATATTGTTAGCTGATCCACTCATTGTAGATGTTTTACCACCTAAATTAGAATCTCTTCTTCCGACAGAAGTATTACCCATGGCAGCGCTCTTAGCTTGATTGGACTTGTTACCCATGTCCATACCTCCACCAGCAAATTTTCTAACTTTACTGTTTTTTACTTTCATTCTGTTTTTCCCTGTTAAGGTCTATCTTCTCTTCTGCAATTCTAATTCTTTCTTCAGCTTGATCTTCTGCAGATTCTAACTTCATTTTATCAAGATCTATTCTTTCTTCAAACTCCATGCCTTTTCTTTCTTGATCCATCATATTCTCTTGTGCTTTTCTTTGCATATCCATAGCTCTTAAATCTAGTTCTCTTTGTTTAAGCGCAACTAATGGATCTTGTTTTTGATTACCCGCTTCTTCTTGGGCTAGTGTCATAGTTATTTCTGCAATTCGTTTTGCAACCATAGAATCAAATAAAATTTTAAATCCATCTGGATCCGCTTGTGCTTGTTGTTGCATTTCTGGAGATTCTTGTACTAAATTACCAATCTCACCATGTGCTTGAAGTGCGATGTGATCTGAAATATGTCCTTGAAGTAATGCATATACCATTGGATTAATTTGTACCATTCTTGAAGCCATAAAAGCTCTATGAGCTGCAATATGTGACTCATGATCTTGTTGAGGGAACGCTTTTAACATTTGCATCTGTAAAGCTTTAGCATTTTCAGTTGCAGGATCTTCAGGTTGTGGTTGTTGTTCTGGTTTTAACAAAGAATCAATATTTTTTGTACCTAAAGCTTCATAAACTCTTCTGTAAGCTTCTCTTAAATTGTGCATTTGTGGATTTGACGCTGCAATCTTTAAATTTTCGTTAGCAAGAGTTACTCTTTGAGCCATACTCATGATATTCGGGTCTGCAACAGGAATTACATCCACTCTTTCGTCAAAATCTTGTAGTTTTACGAACCTATCCGCGTTTGTAACAGCATATGGATACACAGGAGGTAGGTAATCAGCAAAAACATTTGCTAAAAGTCTAAATTCTTGTCTCATAGCGTAGTAACATCGCTTGTGAATAGCACTCATGACCCTCGAACCACGTTCTAACAATGCAATTGTAGTTCCAACCGCTCTGTTTTGTGCATCTTCACCCATTTGCATGTCTGCAATTGATGCAAAACGCTGTCCTGCTTGTACTACAAAACCTAAAAGTTGAAATAATGTACCACTTGGCTCTTTAAAAGGTAAAATTTGGAATTGATCTTTGATATTTCCGCCAGGTGCATCGACATCTCTGAACTCTCCAGGTTGAAAAGGTTGGTCATCATCACGAATTCTTATTCCTCTAGACTTAAATCCAGCAGGTAAGTTCGCTAATGTACCTGCATCAAGTAATTGTCTTAATGCTTGAGTAGCAGATCTAGATAATCCACCAATCATATGAATTAAACCAAAGCCATAGAAACCTAAACCAGGTAGAAACTTGTAATGAACGAAGTATTCTTTTCTAGTGTAAGTGTCATCGTCTTGATTATAGTTTCTGTAAATAGATAAGATCTCTCCTGAACCTTCGTCAATTGAAACGACATAAGGAAGTTTAACTTCTTTCTCTGCATTCTCAACTTCAAACTCATTTAAGTTTAAATCAATATGCATTTCTAAAACATTATATTGATATTCTTTTTCTCCAGCAGGTTTCACACCTTCTAGCTCATTAAGTTTATCTTGTATTGGACTCTTCTCTGCTTGTTTTGGAATAAGCTCAACATCTCTGTAGAATCCAGCTTTCTGTTGTTTAAGAACATCATTCTCTGACATCTTAACAACATGAGTAATTCTTTCACAATCTTTTAAATCGGTTGCATAGTATGGAACAATTAAATCTTCGGCAGGTACAAATTTAGCAACTGCTCTTTGTTTAATTTCATCGTAGTAAATTTTTTTAAATGCAGATCCTGCTAACGGTAAATAAAATAATAGTTGATCTGTGTCTGGTGTGTATTCTTCCATTTCTTCCATCAACATATAGTTCATGAAATCTTTTACACGAGTTGCTTGATCTTCAACTTCTTTTGTTTGTGAACCAACCACTGTTGTTCTTACAGGGCCATCACTTGGTAATAATTCTTTATAAGCTTGTGCTTGGAATTGTGTTACAGCTTCTGATAAGAGCGGATGGGTAACACCACTTGCACCTTGAAACGGTCTAGTATTATTTACATACTTGAATCCAAGTAAATCTAAACCTTGAGTGTAAGCCTGTTCCCAATCCGATCTTGAAACTTTATCTCTTTTGTAATCTTGAATCAGTTGAGCAGACATTCGACCAAGAACTCGGTCATCCATGTCCTCAGCTAGGTTTCTATAAAAATCTTCTTCAGGTGTTTCCTCTTCAGGAAGTTCTTCTTCACCCTCAACTTCTACGTCTACTTCTTCTGTCTCAACTTCTTCAGGAAGTTCATTTTGTTTCTCTATTTCAGCCATTAGTATAGTTTAGTTGGTTTTAAATTAACCATCTTTCCGCCTCTAGCTTTAACCATTTTAGTAGAACCGCCTTTGCTCATATTAAAATAATCAAACGCGTTACCATAATCTCCAGCTAATGTTCCACCTTTTTTAGATGTCGCATTCACACCTGGACCTAAGTCTAAACCTTTGTCTTTAATAGTATTAACAGCTTTTTTAAATTTATCTGCTGAAAAACTAAATTTCTGTGTTGGTTTTGCCTTTTTAGTGATGTAGTTTACTTTTGCTTTGTCACCACCTTCTGTTTTTAAATATTCGGCCATTTGTTTTTTTTGACCTAACATCTTCGCTCCTGCGTAACCCGCAAGACCAGCCATGATAGCTTTTTTAAGTTTTTTGCTTGCCATGATAATTATCTCCTATTTGTTATAACAGATTTATAATATCACGCAAATATATTTACGACTAGACCACCCGACTGATAGGCTTTAAATGGTTTATTAATCATATCTGGGGATATTCTTATAGCAAATACATCCATATATAATCTTGGATCTCCATCCATAATTTTCTCTACTGAGCCGCCGTGTCTTCCTGAGTAAAACAAAGCATCCGCTTCAGTTTGAAATGCTGCGATATGTTCTGTTCCTGCTTGATCTTTATTTACCTTAAAATTCTTACTAGTATTATTAAGTTCTTTAACTACTTTAAAAGGCTTACTAGGATCTGATTTAGCCATAGGTATTGTTTTTACTTCCGAATTATATTGTTTAGCAAGTCTTTCCATCTCAGCAGGTAAAGTTGCTTTCTTTTTTGGATCTGTTTTAACAGTTTTATCTTGAGCCTTAGAGAAAACTTTATAGTTATCAAATCCTGCTTTACCAAATCTATTACCATAAAACTCAATATCCCCTAAATATCTTTCTCTCTTAGCATGGTGCAAATGCTCTACAGGACTAATACCAACCCATTGAACATCTCCTCTATCTGCTGCATCCTTAATTGTGTTTTTTAAGGCATGGCTACCCCAGTTCTCTTTTCCGTAAAGAGGTAGGAATGGAATACCGTCTTGAGCTTGGTTCTTTGTAATATTAGATAAGTTTAACGAATTACTTCTAAGCTCTTTAAACTCACTATTCAGATCATAGAATCTTTTTTGATCTGCGGGTGAAGCCTTAATTCCTTTTTTAGATATATCTTTCATCTCGTTAACAATTTTTTCTAACTTTCTATTTGATGAAAAGAATTCTACTTCGGATCCAAATGCGTTTACAACCTTATCTCTTGTAGGATTATTGTTTCTCAATGCTTGAGCATAGTCAGCTTGGATCTCATCAATCATCATAATTTTTTGATTATCTGCAGTTGATCTAACATTACCTCTTACATGATAAACTTGATTTGGAACCCCTGAATAATGTTTGTTATATTCCGAACCAATCTTTTGCCCCATAGGTAAAGGTTTAGGGTAATAAACTAAATTCTCAAAATACTCGTCTCCACCTTTAATTCTATACTCACTGTAGTTACCGTATTTAGGGGTCATCTTCTGTGTGTCTTGTAATTGTATTCGTCTAAAAATATCTATGTCTTTCGCTTTAGCGATCTCAGTTATTCTACTTACATCAGTTGGATCAACCGCAACCCCTAACTGTCTTGCTCTGTTAATGATAGATTCAAAGTTACCTATGGCGTTCCCAAATGGAGAGCCATCCATGTTAATATACTCATTATCCCCACTTCTAAATTTATTATACATGTTAGCATTTGTTTTTCTAATACTTCCACTAAGCACGTTAATATCTTCAATCAAACTTTCAGCCTGCGCACATACATCATCACCTTGTTGCGCAATAACTTTGTTTCTAACATTGTCTAAAGCGTTGTTCATGTCTCTACCAATCTCTTCAGCCTCATCAACCATTTTAGTATCAAACTTATATTTTCTCATCACTAGATTGTTCACAGGCGCTTTCTCTACGATATATAATAAATCCATTTTAGTTAATGGTATCTTCTTCTCAGCAGCAACCTTTAGGAAACCACCTATTAAGTTTCCATTTTTATCAAACTGTGCAATGTTTGAGTCCCACAGTTCTTCCTTCTTAACTGCTTGTGATATGTTTTTAAAATCAGGGTTACCTGTTTTAAAAGATCCAGGACCACCTGATTTAAAATCTCTTACCCACTCTTCTGCTTTTCTTGCACCTGCAATCGGGTGTCGTGCAATGTAATCCCAAAGAGATGAACCAATTCTATTAGTCTTACCCCCACGAGAGAGTGGTGCTTGATAAGCTATCTTTTTTAATTCATTTGATCTAGCGATTGCAACTTGTCTTAATTCATCTTGGGGTTTGGTTTGCGCAACTGTCATTGCCTTACCTCTATCCATTTTAGTAGGAGCAATCTCTAAGATATCTTCAACTTCATCTTT